GTCGGCAGCGTCAGAGGTGTATAAAAATATAATGAATTACCTATTTATTCTCACCAAGTATGGAGAAGATATGCTAACCCAGTATGGATGGATATTAGACAAACAAATACTTTGAATAGAACTAAGGCAAGATCAGAAGAGGATGAAAGACATATATGTCCTTTACAGTTAGATGTAATAGCCAGATGTATAGAATTATGGACTAATCCAAATGATATAGTTTTAGATCCATTTATGGGAATTGGAAGCACTCAATATATGGCACTAGAAATGGATAGAAGAAGTTTAGGAATTGAATTAAAAGAAGCATATTTTAATCAAGCTAAACTAAATCTAGAAACATTAGAAGAAGAAAAAGCAAAGATTAAATTAGAACAATCTTCTTTATTTAAAGGAATGGATTCAAAAATATATGAATAAAGGAGATTAAAAATGCTGGAAAAACAAGTTGAAAATAAAATAAAAAAATGGTTGGAACAAAATAATCACTGGTATTTTAAAGTACATGGTGGAGCATTTCAAAAAACAGGAGTACCTGACATTATAGCTTGTATAAATGGTAAATTTGTAGCTATAGAAGTTAAAAGAAGTGATGGTGGAATTGTTTCAGAGTTACAAAAAGCTCAAATACAAAAGATAAAAGATAGTGGCGGGTTGGTTGGAGTAGCTCACAATATGGAAGAGTTTTGGCAAATATTAAAAGATGGTGGGTTGCTATGATGCTATACCAATATCAAAAAGACTTACTGGATAAAAGTTTAAAAAACTATATATATCCATTAGGAACTGGAACTGGAAAGACAATATTATCAATCCATCATTACTGGAAGCATGCACAAGGTAAAAGATTAATTATAATAGCACCTGCTCAGAAAGTTAAAGAAGGTGGATGGAATAGAGAAATTAATAATTTCAATAAATACTATGGAAAGAATATAGATTATGAAGTTATTAGTTATGGAAGATTAAAACATGTCAATGGAGACAAAAATACTTATTTGATTTTTGATGAGTGTCATTACATTAAAAATTATAAAAAGTCTCAAAGAAGTAAACTAGCTTTAAAACTATGTAAAGCATCTTATGGTTTTTGCTTATTGAGTGCAACACCAGCAAGCAATGGATATCAAGATTTAGGAAATTATATGGCCATATTTGGAATTTATGCTAGTGGTTATGCTTATGAGAAATCTAATGCTATAAAGAAAATGAACTACATGGGATTTTATGAAATAGTAGATTGGAAGAACAAAGAATACATTGATAAATGTTGGAAGGCTATAAGTAGTGTAGCACTTAATAAAAATGACTGTTTGGATTTACCAGATTTAGTATTTGAAGAAAAGTATTTTGCAGCTGGTGATGAATATATAACTATAAAAAAAGATAGAGTTTTAGGAGATGAATTATATGATAGTTCTTCAAAATTTATAGCTGGACTTAGACAGTATGCTGGATTTAATGAAAAACTAGAATATTTAAAAGAGTTTAGAGATTCAACAGATTCTAATATCTTAATTTTCTATAACTTTAAAAAAGAAGCTGAAGCTATAAAACAATTAATAAAAGTAGATTATGAAGTAAGTGGAGCACTAACAAACATACCTGATTTTGAAAATTTTAAAAATTTGAAAAATAAAACTACTCTTGTACAAATTCAAGCTGGAGGAGCAGGTATAGAACTTCAATATAATTCAGAAGTAATATTTTTTAGCCCTACTTGGAGTTATCAAGACTATGAGCAAGCAATCGGTAGAGCTTACAGGATAGGGCAAAAAAACAAAGTAACAGTTTATAAGTACATTGGACTAGGCACAATAGAAGAAAAGGTTTATACAAGGTTAGATGACAAAAAAGACTTTGTAGATAAATTATTAAGTTTAGAAGATTTAGGAGGATATGAATGGAACAAGAAAAAATAGTATCACACACTCCAGGAGAGAGTGTAACACAAAACAGAAATAAATATCTTGGTGGAAGTGATTTGCCAGCACTGTTTAATGTAAGTCCTTTCAAAGATTGCTTTACTCTTGCGAGAGAAAAGGCAGGAGTAATTCCTGCAGTATTTAAAGGAAATGAATACACTAGATATGGTCAATTATTGGAACCACAAATAAGAGATTATATCAATAGTATTTATGAGCTTAAATTCAAAGAAAATACAAATATCAATGAAGATTTAAGACTTAGATCTAACTGTGATGGATTAGATAAGGATGCAGGATTACTATTAGAGATTAAAACCAATGCTGGAGACAAGACAACATATGAAGATGTATATGATTATGTGTTACAAATGCAAATGTATATGTTTCAATTTAATGTTGAAAAAGGTTATCTAGTTCAATATAAAAGACCTGAGAATTTCTGGAGTGGATTAAATTATGAAACACAACACACAGATGATTACTTCAATCAAGATTTTGATCCTGAAAGAATTTCAGTCATGGAAATAAAAAGAGACGATAAATTAATACAACAAATATTATCTAAAGCAGAGAAGTTTTGGATTGATGTTGAAAGATTAAAACAAAATCCAGAAATGAATGAACAAGAGTTTTATTTTGGAGATAATTTAGTAGAGTACAACGATACCATTACCAAATTATCAGTTCTAGAAAAAGAATTAAACAGACTTAGTGAAATGGAAAAAGAAGCTAAAACTCAAAGGGAAATATTATATGGATTAATGGAAAAAGTAGGAGTTAAAACAATAGTTACCGATGCTCTTATGATTACAAAAGTAAATCCTACAACAACTAAAAACATTGATTCTAAAAAATTAAAAGAAGAACTACCAGAAATCTATGATAAATATACAAAAATCAGTAACAAAAAAGGCTATGTAAAAATTACAGTTAGAGCAGATAAAAATGTAGTGGAAGAAGTTAAAGAAGAAATAATAAGTAAAACAAATATAAATGATAGTAAAAAGTCAGCACTCGCTGCACTTGGATTATAAGGAGGATAAAATGATTAAATTACCAGTAAACGAACCAAAGATTGCAGACATCACACCAAAAAGCTTCTTGATATGGGGTGAATCAATGTCAGGAAAAACTTATTTAGCAAGAGAATTTGAAAGTCCTTTGATAATAAATACTGATGGAAATGCAACAAAAGTTAATACTCCATCTGTTGCAATTAAAACCTTTGCAGAATTTGCAGAAGTTATTGAGGCTTTAAAAACTGAAAAACATACATATAAGACAGTAATTATAGATTTAATAGATGACATTGAGACTATGCTAACAATTCATATATGTGAAGCAGCAAAAGTTGAATCATTAGCAGATATTCCTTTTGGAAAAGGTTATGCTAAATTCAATGCGGTATGGAAGAAATTAATGATTGAATTAACTCAAATGAATATGAATGTAATATTTATATCACATTCAATAGAAAAATCTGAAAATAATGGGCAAACAATGTATCAAGCTCCTAGCTTAGGACAAAAACCATTAAATGCTTGTATGGGTAGATGTGATTTTTCAATCCAAACTAAAAAGATTGGAAGCAACTATATAAGAATATGCACAAATAAAAGAGAAGCTTACAAAGAAGATGATATAAAAGACAAAAAGATTCTTGGTATTTTAAAAACAGTAAAAGGGGTTTTCGAAATAAAACCAGCAATTAAACAAGTAGCAACAAAAAATAATGAAAATATAGCTAAAACAACAGACAATACAAATAATATAAATAAAGATGGAGGTAACAAATAATGAGTATAGCAGATATCATGGCGGAATTAGAAGCACAAGATTGGAAAGCAGGAGATAAGGAAACAGACTTTTCTGTTCAAGATGGAGTTTATGAAGGAGTTATAGAAGGACTTGAATACAAGGAAAATGAAAAAGGTACACAATGGTTTTCATTTTCAGTAAATTTAATAAATGAAAATAAAAAGTATTTTGCAAATGTATACTTTAGTGGAAAAATGGCAGCTATGAATTTAAAAAAGTTTATAAATATAATTTATAACTTAACAGGAGAAGCATTAACATCTTTAGATTTTGCAAATGAAGTAGCATTAGCGCAAAGACTAAATGATGAACTTATTGGAAAAGATGTAGTTATAGAGTTAACGACTAAAAAAGAATTCCAAAACTTCAAGTTTATTTTCCAAGAATAATAGGAAAAAATAAAAAAGGGAGAGTTCAACTCTCCCTCAATATTCTATGAAAGGAGGATAAATAAATGAGAAGTGATATAGTTGGATTTTATGACTTTGAAGTTTTTATGTGTGATTGGTTAGTTGTCATAATCACTACTCAAGACGAAGAAATAATAATACACAATGATCCTGAACTATTAAAAAAGACAATGAAAAATATAAATTGCTTGATAGGATTCAACAATCATAACTATGATGATTTGATTTTAGCAGGAATAATATCAAGAAATATGACACCAGGAGAAGTATATAAACTATCGCAATCTATAATCAATGGAGAAAATACTAGCTTTTATAAAAAAATAGCTAATCAGTTACCGACTTATGACACTAAGCAAGAGCTTCCACCTGGGATAAGTTTAAAAGAAATAGAGAGTAATATGGGTATGAACATTATAGAAACACCAATTTCTTTTAACTTAGATAGATCATTAACAGATGCTGAATTAATGGAAGTAATTAAGTATTGTAGACATGACGTAGAGACTACAAAGAAAGTATTTAAATACAGAAAAGATTACTTTGAATCTAAAATTGACATCTGCAAAGAATTTAATCTATCAAAATTAGATTCTAAAAAAACAAGGGCAAACCTTGCAGCTAAAGTTTTACAATGTAATAAATCTAAATTACCAACACAAGCAAGGTTAAACAAAGATAGAATGTTATTTACTATAACTGATAAATTAAGAAAAGAGAATATTCCACAGCCAATTTTAGATTTTTATGATGACATTCAAAAAAGGTTTCTGGACGGTGAAGATTTTAAAGAACTAGAAAAAGAAAGTTTAATATATAACTTATGTGGAGTAGATCATACTTATGCTTTTGGTGGATTACATGCAGCAAGACCTAATTTATTCTATGAAGGTAACATGCTAATGGTCGATGTTGGAAGTTATTATCCTAGCATGATTATTAATTTTAATTTTATGTCTAGAGCTTCTGAGCATCCCGAACTATATAAAAACTTATATGATACAAGAATGGAATACAAGAAGAAAAAAGATAATAAGCAACAAATATATAAAATACTACTTAATGGAACGTTTGGAGCTTTAAAATCAGAGTTCAATGATTTATATGATCCTGTTATGAGTAATAATATTTGTATAAATGGGCAGTTATTATTAACAGATTTAATAGTATCACTTAAAGATTATTCAAAAATAATCCAAAGTAATACGGATGGAATTTTATTAGCATATGATGATAATGATTTACCAAAAATTATAGAATTATGCAAAGAATGGGAAAATAACTATGGATTAAATTTAGATTATGATTATGCTGTAAAAATAGCTCAAAGAGATGTTAATAATTATATCTTAAAAGTTAAGACAAAAGATGGGTATAAATTAAAAGGAAAAGGATTATTTGCAAACCATAATGGCGGAAGCTTTGATAAAAATAATCTCACAATTATAGATATGGCCTTAAAGGCTTATTACATGGATGATATTCCAGTAGATAGATTTATACTATCTTTAATAAAAGAAAATAATTTAATGCCATTTCAGCAAGTAGCCAAAATGGGTGGAACATTTCATCATGTAGAAACAGTTATAGATGGTGAAGCTATTGAACTACAAAAAGTTAATAGAATATTTGCAACTTGGAAAAAAGAATATGGTTCTATTTATAAAGTAAAAATAAAAGATGAAGTTGAGACACGTTCTAAGATTCCAAATTCAGCAGATAGAGTTTATATTCACAATGAAGAAATTGAAAAGTTAGACAAAAGTATTTTAGATTTAGACTACTATAGAAAATTGATAGAGAAGAACAAATTCACAGATAGAAAGGTGGTATCATGGGAACTAGACCAAAATACATAGAGTTAGAACCTGGGACAAGCAAACCCAAAACATCATTTGATGATTTTGTTTATGACATATCTAAAATATCAGATGCTGCCTTTTTAGTTCCTGAAGATGTTGTAGTAGTTGACTTTGATCATGTTGATGATTTATGGAAAGAAATACTAAATAAATATCCAACTAGAGCAATAAAGACTACTCGTGGAGCTCACTTATACTATAAGATTCCAAATGGATTAAAATTACATAACAATATTAACATTATGACTTATTGTGGATTAAATGTTGATTATAAGACAGGATTTGGAAAGAAAAAAGCATCGGCTAAGGTAAAGGTCAACGGAGTTGTCAGAACGATTTTAAACGATACCACAGTTGATAATTTAGCTATTTTACCTATAGCTTTATATCCTATCCCAGCTGCTAAATATAATTTATTTGGATTAGATGATGGTGATGGAAGAAACCAAGCTATTTATAAGCATATAAAAATACTGCAAGATAACAATGTACTTGAAGAAAACATAATAGAACTTGCTGATTTCATAAATAGTAAAGTGTTTAAAACTCCATTAACAGATGATGAATTAAGACCAACAATAGCCTCAGCATTTAAAAAATCAGATAATGAAGAAATAGAACTTTATTATTCTGATGAAAAAGGAAATAAGAAATTAGATATATTTGCTGTTGCAGAATATGTAAAAAAATTATTTCAATTAAAAATTTATAATGGTAGATTCTATTTTCTTAAAGAAGATAAAAATGGAAAAAAGATATATGTTGGAAATGATGGAACAAATAATATTTTAAGAGAAATATTAGAACAGATGAATTTAAAGTTAAAAAAGTCACAGGATAATGAACTTCTGCATCAATTAACTAAAATAGCAGATATCGAGCCTAACAATAATAATTATCCAATAAAATTAAACAATGGATTTATATTAGATGGAGCTGACATCTTACATATGGATACAGTATTTACACCATTTAATTTAGATGTAGCTTATGATCCTGATGCAGAATGTAAAGATGTTGATGATTATATTGAGTGGTTTTGTAACTATGATAAAAGTTTAATTATGTTATTTGAAGAAATGTTAGGACATATTTTAATGACTTCTAGCTTTCCGCATCATGTATTTTTCTTTGTTGCAAATAGTGGAAAAAATGGAAAATCAACAACATTAAATATGATATCTAACTTTGTTGGAGAATTACATAGCTCAGTAGCTTTGGAAGAATTTGATAGATCTGAAAACTTATTTGCAATAAATGGAAAACTTGTAAACTGTGGAGATGATATTGATGCTTCACTTATAGAAAAATCAAGAGCAGTTAAAACTCTTGCAGCAGGGAATGAAATACTTTGTAGAGCATTGTATGAAAATCCAATAAAAATGAAGTCTGTTGCAACTTTAATTTTTACTTGTAACGAGATGCCAAATTTCAAAGATAAATCTGGTGGAATAGCAAGAAGAGTTATATGTTTTCCTTGTGATGCAGTTGTAAAAACTATAGATATGAAAATTGACCAAAAATTATCAACACCAGCTGCTAAATCAAGAATACTTAATAGGGGCTTGAATGGAATGAAAAGAATTATAGCTAATGGTGGAGAGCTTACCAAGAGTGAACTTGTTAAGGAGCTTACAGATAGATATTTAACTGAATCTGATAATGTTAAATTATTTATTGAAGAGTATGGAGAAGATTTTATTTTAAATGACATCAAAAATGATACTTTCGCCAAGATTTATGTTTGTTACACCATGTTTTGTAATGAAAGTGGTTATGGTGCATTAAGTAAAAAAAGATTTTCCCACAAATTAGAAGCTCTTGGGTTTGAAACTTATAAAACAAATGGTAAATTAAAAATTAGAAGGAAAGCTAATGGGTGAATTAAAATTTAATTTTTAAGTGCTCGATTAAATTTCTAAGTGCTACATCAGTGCTCGATTAAGTGCTATATTTATATTAATTTTTTGTTGATATAAATAAGAAAGTGCTCCAAGTGCTACATTATTTATATATTTTTTATTAAAAATATATAAATATATATATATATATAATAAGAAAAAAAAAGATATAGAGTGAAAATCTAGCACTTGGAGCACTTTTCTTTTAATACCAATGGAAAACAAAAAATAATTGAACACTTAATCCCACCCTTATCTAGCACTTAGAAAAAAATATAGCACTTTTTATAAAAATAAATTTGGAGGATAAAAAATGAGTTTAGGAAAAAGAGTAAAAGAATATAGAGTAAATAATAATATAGATCAAAAGGAATTTGCTGAAAAAATTGATGTAACACAACCTTATTTGTCACATTTAGAATGTGGAAAAGTTGAAGCTAGTGAAAGACTTAAAAATAGAATATTAAAAATAATTGAAAGTGAATCTCAAGAAAATGTTGAAACTGTTGAAACAGATAATGTTAAATCTCCAAAACATTATATGCTTGGTGATTTAGGGATTGAAGTAAAAGATGTTATTTTTGAAGTTACAAAAGATATGAAAGGAAAAGAAGCTGTTTGTGTTGGAAATATTCTCAAATATGTAATGAGAGCCAGAAAGAAAAACGGAATAGAAGATTATAAGAAAGCTTATGAATATTTGGGTTATTTGTTAAAGGAGTGATTTTTATGAAAAAGATAAGAATTACTCATAAAGATGGAGATATGCAAGGAATTACATTGATGTACTTAATTAATAAATACTTGAAAATTAATAGGGAGTTATGGGACAAGGAAGATATGGTTCTAAATAGATACTATAAAGCTATATTGACTAGAACTATAAAAGCTTCTGATAAAATCATTGATAAATTTAAGAATCAGATTAATTATCGTGTTGAAAAAGATGTTATTAAAATTTTAGATGAGGTATTTGCAGAATGTGGCCATACTGAAACAGGAGATAATTTAGAACTTCTTAGAACTATGTTTCTTGTAATTATGATGTTTGGAACTGTTAATTCTCATAAAAAAAACATGATAGGAGTAGTTCTGAAATCTATGATAACCGATGTAATTAAGACTTTTGAAGATTTTAAAAGTATGTGGTTGAGAGAAATTGATGATAGTGTAATTAGACTGGAGGAAGCTGGTGCATGTTGATGATAAAGAATTATTTGCTGCTTTAGTTTTAGCTATTATTTCGAGGAGGAAGCCGATGAGAAAATTTAAAGGGATATATTTTTATATAAACAATTCAAGAGTTGAGAAAACTCAAGACTATGGAAATGATTTAGATAATGAAAGATATGATTTAGGAAATTATTTTTTATTTTCTGACGATGCTAAGCAAGTTTTAGAATCTAAAGAATATAAAGATTTTTGGGCTGAAGTGAGAGAGAATAAAATCGAAAATAATAAACATTCAAAAAATGGCTGTAGACATGAAAAAGCAACTTTGGCAGGAACAATTTATCCGTTTACTTCAAAAAAAGAAGATGAACTTAAAGTTATATGTGCTGATTGTGGAGTAGTATTAGATGATGACCCAAGAAAATATATGATTGAAAAAGGATTGTGGAAAATAAAATGAAAATAAAACAAATAAATTGTAGTCACAAAAATACTAAGTGGATAAGAGAAAAATTAACTTTTAATTTTTTGAATGGGGATAGAGTTTATTTAGTATGCAAAGATTGTTACAAAATATTAGCATCTTCAATTACAAAAAATAGCAAAATAGGAGGCTAAGATGTTATTAAAAAAAATAATAATGCTTTTATTGTTAATTCCTATTGCGGCGTTAGTAGTAACAGGAATTACAATAATATGGGCTATAATCGTACAATGGTTTTTTAATAAATGGGATTAGGAGGATGAAAATGTGGAGGTGTAAAAAATGCGGAGAAGAAGTAGGAATAAGAATAGGAACTTTATATAAATTAGATTCAAAAAAAGAAACTACTGGAGATGATTTAAGTTTTTATGACAATGAATTTTATGAATGTTCACATTGTCATAATAATTCACATTCAAATTTAGAAGATATAGCAACTTGGGAGGGAGAAGATGATTAAAGTAATATATAAAAATAGCAAAGAAAAAGAAAAAATTAATTATAGACAATTAGGTAATTTTTGTAATAGTTGTGGTAGTAAAATTGAAAGTAATCTTTTATTAATAAGACAAGATAGTGGAAATAGTGGAACTATAATAAGTTTATGTGATAAATGCTTACAAGAACTAAAAACAAAAATAGAAGCTTTGGAGGGAGAAAATGAGAGAGATTAAATTTAGATGCTGGGATATATTAAATAAAGAAATGTTTAATGTTGAAATCATGGATTTTCAAAAAAGAAAAGTTTATAGAGATACTGTTTCATATCGTGAATTTAATGATGTTGAATTTATACAATACACAGGGTTAAAAGATAAAAACGGAAAAGAAATTTATGAGGGAGACATTGTAATTTTACATAATGGCAAATATAAAGTTATTTTCAATACTGAAGAAGCAAGATTTGTTTTGAGAGATGATGAATTTGAAATGAATATACCTTTTACAAACAACAATAATGAAAGAATGGAAGTATTAGGGAATGTTTATGAAAATCCAGAATTGATAAAGGAAGTGAGATAATGGAATTTAAAAGACCCGAAACTTTTGAGGATATATTAAATCTTCAAAAGTATTTAGATGAAAGTTTGAATAATGTTAGAGAAAGAACACTTAGAGATATTAAATTGTCCCTTATTGCAGAAGTAATAGAATTCAATGAAGAAACATCTGAAAGCCATAAGACTTGGAAAACTAAGCCTTATGACAAAGTTAAAGAGTTAGAAGAATTAACAGATATTTGGTTTTTTCTAGCACAAATGGTTAATTTTAAATTAGAAATATCTGATAATTTTGTTGAAATAAAAAATGAAATTACAAAATTATTTAATGACGGAACAAATTTAAAATTAATTTATCAGCCTAATATAGAAAATTTAATCATGAGTGTTCTTTATGGAAATGATTTTCAAATACTCCAAAATTTAATAATTATTTCAACTAATAAGGGCTATACAAAAGAAGATATTTTAAATTGCTACTGGGAAAAATGGAAAAAGAATATGGATAGGATTGGGAAGGAGTGGAATTGATGGTTGAGTATTTACAAGAATTAAGAGTAAAAGATGGGAATCAAGTAAGGATAATAAATAGTCACATTTTTAAAGAAAAATGTATGACTGATGATGAATTAGAAGCAAAGAAAATTGAATTTTCTAAGAGAATGAGAGATATTTACTCTTCTGATGGAAAAGAACTAGAAGTCATAGATAATATTATAACAGAGGTGAGATAATGGAGTATAAAGAACTTCAGAAAACAATTGAAAAATTAGATAATGGAGTTTATGAGATATGTATTAAAAATGGGCGAATAACAAAAATAAATAAAGAGAAAAATCTAACACCTTATCAAAAAACCGAGTATTTTTTAAGTAATTATCCTGGCTTGAAAAATAGAAAAGAGTATTTAAAAAAGAGTTTGGATAATATTGAGTTAAAAAAAATCTATTCTATCAATGAGATAAAAGCTACTAATAAGGATAATTTGAGCGATGTAGAAAAGATAGAAATGATAAAAGAAGAAAGAATAAAAGAAATAGGTGAGATTGATTATCTAGTTGATTTTATTGATTATGGGCTTTCTTTTATAGAAAATGATAAATATAAAGAAATTATAGATTTAATTTATTTTAAGAAATTTAAATTAGAAGGTGTTGCTGATAAATTAGGAATTGATGAAAGCACTGTAAAAAGAAATAAAAGTTTATTAGTTGAAAAAATAGCGAGCAACCTATTTCAAAATGATATTTTGGAGAAGTTAAACAAATTAATTCCTTAAAAAATTTGCACCTTTTTTGCACTCTTTTTGCCCTTGTTTACATTTTCTATATATAATATAATGTTAATGTGTAAAAAGGTTAAATGAAATTCATTCATAGAATCTTCCTTAATTTTTAGTGTATCATTAGTAGTTATTGAGGCTCTACTCTAAAAAGCCTCTGCCATATGACATCAACACTCTCGTGGTTCTTAATTGAACAGGGTACGCCCTCTACGAGAGTATTTTTATTGGAGAGTTACATTAATTGGTAAATGAGCAGTCTGCTAAGCTGTTGTCCTGATGGACTTACAGGTTCGAGTCCTGTACTCTCCGCCAAATAAAAATATGAAAGTTTAAAAAGTTCTAAAAAAGAACATATCGAAAGATTATAACAAACAGCAATTGGTGAAATAGGTTCTTTCAGAATATAAAAAAGTCAAGCGGGTCTC